TCGAATCCACGCCGAAGTTCAACGGGGCACCAACCAGCAAGCATCGGACTACTGCAAGAAGGATGGCGATTTCGATGAGTACGGTGAACTCCCTCAAGGACAAGGTAAGCGATCTGACCTCATCGACTGCGTCGCAGCGATCAAGCAAGGCAAAAACATGCGAGAACTGGCCGATGAATTCCCATCTGTCGTTCTACGATACGGTTCGGGGGTATTGCGACTTCGACAATTTTCACGACCGTCAAGAACGTCTCCGCCAGAGATCAAAGTTTTTTGGGGCCCTACAGGAACGGGCAAGACGAGACGGGTCTGGGAGTTCGCAGACCACGAAAAGCTCTGGGTGCACCCAGGTAACCAATGGTTCGACGGTTACGATCAGCACCCAGCAGTCCTCTTTGATGACTTCGAGGGAAGCTGGTTCAAGTTGTCCTACTTGCTCAAGCTTTTAGACCGTTACGTGTTCCAAGTTCCAGTTAAGGTAGGTGGCTCGCGCTTCCGCGCGCTCGCCCGTCGGTTATGTCGCCCGCTCACGCGGACGATACCTTTTATGTGGTGTAGATGTTATACTAACACAAAGCATAGGGCAACTTCGTCTGGTGGTGTCCAAAGGTTATTTATATCACGAGCAACTTACAACCCACAGAATGGTACCCAAACGCCCATGAGAACCATCGGGCGGCTTTATTACGACGCATTAACGAGTTCGGCCATATCGAGCACTGCTCTTAAGCCTGCAACATAGTAAATCCAATCTTCTTTTTACGGATTAACAAGAACGAATGATACTGGTTGTGTTCATAGCCAACGTTCACAACGGCGGTTCCACTGCCGGTACGCAACGCCTTCTCAAAGCAATACGCTTGAGATCGCCCCCACAGGGACGTTTGAGGATTAACTCCATACCCAAACACAGTTTCAGCACACAACTTATTGAAATACTTATTAAAGTCCATCGTTCCACTATACACTACTTTTCCCGTTTTGATGTGGCCAGGTTGAAGCCGGACCACACACGTTTGATTACAATTACGGAACGCCATCTTATTGGGAGGGCGCACCATCAGATTCGAGATTAACGAACTATACGACGCATCAACAGCAGGTGGAGCAGATATTCCTGTCGTCAAATCAACCGCAAACTGCGGTGTCACAATATCATCATTGCTCAAGCGCAATAACGGTCCACGTCCTTTGATTTCATATCGACGACCAACAATAGGGTTGGCCTCCACATCCGTAGCGTCAAGATCAGTCCCAGAATTCGCTCCCGTGCGATTCTGCAACTTCAGCACACTACTCATACTATACACTAACTTAAAGTCCTGCATATTCAGTTTCGCCATACTTCCAGTTGGCTCATTAGTCGCATCTCGCGCCTTATGCATCAACGTAACATTATTCAGGAAGAAGTCCTGGCGCCCACCAGTGACGGCACCAGCCAAATCAGCATACCACGCCTGCGCCAGACCTATCCAGGTCTGCACAGGCAATCCTTGAATAACCCTCTCAACGAGATCAGGTTCGGACCCAACGGTATAATCATACCGTAACTCGAGAACGTTACCGGTTAAACCGGCTAAGACTCCATCGGTATACTCGTTACCATCGGTAAAATCCTGCCCACCTTTCTGACAAAGCTTGCGCAACACCGCAAGCAATAGGGCAGGCATAAACGTCGCAGGAGCAATTGGACTACCAATAATCCACACAGCATCGGCGGCCCCTGCCCCCGACACTTCACCGTTAGACTCATGACGCTGAGTAACACCCCGCTTAAATGAGTTATCATGCTTCTTCGGTTTCTTAAACCTTCCCGCATACGATCCACCACCGATGGCCCTTCCGGACCATCCCGTCCGGCTCGTAACTTTGTAATTAATTCGACGCCTCATACGCTTCGGCTGCGGTTGTGAAACGATGGTTTCGTGTTGACGCGCAAGTCGATTATGTTGGTCTGACGGACGGTAGAATCTCGACGCGATCCTAGCACCTCTATACAACGCTCGCACAACGCCTGCACCAGTCGAGATATGACTCGCGTACCTGCTCCTGACACCGCGACGCCGAGTACGAGCACTAACAAGAGACATGTGATTAGCGCAAATGTACACATTAGCGGACTAACTCCGGCCTCCACAGCGGCCCGAAGTTAGCGAAAGGCCATCCGCCTTAAACCCCTCTAATAGGGGCACTTTGTGCCCAAGGTGATGGTAATACTGGTCATCACCTTGGGACGCCCGTAGGGCATCGGCACATTTATTTTATCATGCCGGCCAGAGGACGAGGTTATCGAAGAAGACTTCCATGGTACATGTTAACCGTTGCTGAACGCCGCGCTATACAAGCAACACGCAACGCCAACGCAAGGAACCTACGATTCGCAAGGGCGCAAGAACAACGCCGCAGATGGATGCGACTTCGCGATCTACGACATACGATCGCTGCAAGAACGATCCAACGTTGGTACCGCGGGCGACAACGTACTGTCCGCCGGCGCATTTACCGCCGCTTGCCATTACTCTAATTGATTAAAATGCCCCGCGGTGCTGCTAAGAATTGGTGTTGGACTCTCAATAATCCTACTGATCATGAAAAGAACTATCTCACAGCTCTGGGATCAGAGCTACCCGAACCCCTCCTGTATCTGGTGTTCGGAAGAGAGACCGGTGAAGGAGGCACACCGCACCTCCAAGGTTACCTCAGTTTGTCCCAACGTAAAGGCCTGGCCTGGGTTAAGAACACCATCGGTGATCGAATCCACGCCGAAGTTCAACGGGGCACCAACCAGCAAGCATCGGACTACTGCAAGAAGGATGGCGATTTCGATGAGTACGGTGAACTCCCTCAAGGACAAGGTAAGCGATCTGACCTCATCGACTGCGTCGCAGCGAT